AACGTTTTAATGAATTCAATCGCATTTAACCGCACTTGTTCTGAGCGTAAGAAGAATTGGTTTTTAATTTCCATAGCACCCTACCTCTTTTACAAAATCTAAAGAAACACTACGGGTAACAAAACCTTGCATTGTTGGATCAAACACAGCCACCATTGAACCTTTATTATTGCCTTTTATTTCTTCGCCACTAACAGGGTGTAAGAAGTTAATGCGACCGCCCACAATGTCGATCACTTCGGTGGCGTTATCCTGAATCACCTGATACCACTTTGTAGATTTGTCTGCTGGTAGCAACATCACTACTAAATTACCTTCTTTCATCAATTCCGCTGCACGTTGAACAAAAGGTAATGGATTTGAATAAGGCGGATTGACAAAGAAACGCAAACTTGGTTCTGCAAACTCAATAACTTGTTCAATATGATCAAAGTTCAAAAAGTCCTCAGCAATTGCATTCACACCATCCCCAATGTAGTTAGGACAACGTGCGTTATGCTCACTGGCGCAACCATCAATTAAGAAGTAAAAACGACGATCTAACCAGTTGAAAATATATTTTGGCGTTCTGTAATGGTCTTTGTTGAATTGAATTTCCATATCTTAAAAATCCCCTTTCTTGGTTTTGTTTTTCGGCTGTGGTTTACTTTCTTCTGCTCTTCGTATTGCCTCTTCTTGGTTGCAATTAAACATCGAGCCAAAACGCTGATCGGCATAAACTGTGCCACTTCCACCACCGTGACGGTTGAGTCTTAAAATGACTTCGGTAAGTGATTTGTCTGCTGATTCGCTATAAGCACTTTCTTTATACAAGCCAATCCAGTAATCACATTCTTGTTCTATTTGACCTGTATCACGACTATCACTTGGTAAAGGTCGCTTATCGCCACGATCTTCAAGTTTTCGGTTTAGCTGCGTAAGAACTAAAACCACACAATTCATTTCACGTGCTAGATTCTTTAGTTCTTTCGTGATTTTTCCGTATGCGAGATCGTTACGTTCCGCATCTTCGGCTTTCATCAATGTGAGATAATCAACAGCAATTAAACCAATCTCACCACACTCACGTTTAATACGTCTGCATTCATTTCTGATATGAGCCATTGATACACCTGGTGTGTCGTCGATATACAAGAGATCGTCTTTGATTAACTCCCCTACTGCATTACTTGCACGGTTAATAAGTGATTCTTGCGTAGTGTGATATTTGTGAAAGATGACATCTGGATCGTGTTCATAAAATGCGGTGGTATTGAGGTTTCCATTCTGTCCGATCAATCTTTCAAAGATTAATTGCCCTGACATTTCCAGGCTAAATAAAAGTGCTGGCTTTTTCTCATTCACAATGCAATTTTCTGCAACCATGCCATAGAAAGCAGTTTTGCCGCATTTAGGTCTTGCACCCACAACAACGAGTGATTGTTTAACTAAGCCTTTTGCGCCAAGTAAATCATCAAGCGCAGTAAGTCCTGTTGTAAGCCCACGAGTAGCTTTTGGGTTCTCTAGTCTCTCTTGATAACTATCTAACCATTCACCACCAACCTCTCTTGCAGCACGCAAGCCTTTGGTTGCTCCTACACGACCATAATCGGCAATTTCAGACATTAAGCGACTAACAACATCTAAACGCTCCTGTGCGTTCAAACCATTACTAGAAAGCACCATTTCTTGGCAATCTTGGAGCTTGGCAAAGGTAAAGCGCTTAATTGCCTCATCTCGTACAATCTGCGCATACGTTGAAATATTGGCTATACTGATAGTGTTTTTTGATATTTCTGCGAGGTAAGCCATACCACCAATTTGCTCTATAACACCAATAGCTCTTAAACGTGAATCAACGGTCATCAAATCGATTGGTTGATTATTTCTCGCCAAGAAAAGCATTTCTTCATAGATTTTTTTATGCGCAGGCATATGAAAGCTTTCAGGTTTTAACATCGCAAAAACTGCCGCACTTCTCTCACCGTTAACATCCATCATGATTGCACCAAGTACAGATTGTTCTGCTTGCAAGTTGTAAGGGACTGTTTGAATTCGTGTACTCATTACAGGTTCTCCTCACGCACTTTAATCACTGTTTCAGCACGAATTGCCCAATCAAAATTTGCTTTCCAAGTCGAATTTTTTTCTTCACCGAAGTGGAATGGTCTTAGCATTGAGAACAATGCATTGAAATAATTAATTGCACATTCCGCAGTAGGCTCTTTCAGCGACAAGAGGAATTTTTTAATGTTTGTTTTTCGTTTATCGGATAATTCTCTAACAAACGGCAATCTAGAACCGTTTTCAGTGTTAGCTTCGTTGAATGCTTCAATAACTCCCTGATAATCGAATTTTTCAGCAGAACGATTTTTTTTATTTTTAGCAGACAAATCTTCTTTGGCATTCCCTTCGCCGTCAGCGTTAGCTGACAAAGTATTTTTGTTTTTCTCTGCAAGGGATAAAGGGTTATTATTTGTATGTAATCTAGTGTTGTAATCTAGTGTATTAACGAATGTACGTTTCGGTACTTCCCGAATGTCACTTTCGGGCATTCGGGAATGTTCACTTTGTACATCAGCCAATGTTGATAAAACTTCATCAAGTTTTTCCATGTCAATTTTGAAATAAATGCGGTGTTCAAGACGTTTATGCGTTTCGATTAATACCCCAATTTCACGCAGTTTTTTACGTGCTGTTTCTTGCTCTTTACGGCTTAATCCCGTTTCTTCTTCAAGCTCAGCTTGCGTTTTATAAACGCCCAATTCTTGATTTTCGGCTTTGTCTTGCCAATAAAAAATTTGTTCAAAGAAAATCTCTGCGGTTACGCCACCAAATAGCTTGGCTAACGCTGGTCGATAGGCGATAGAACGACCAGTTTGTTTTAAAATTTCACTCGCTCTCATCGAAAATCACCTCGTCTAACTCTGCTAACAATTGAAATAGGTAATACTGAATTAATTCATCTACTCGAACAGGTCTGTTAAATCTCATAACATCAACTCCGAAGCGTAACGTGACGCGATATATTCAATCCCTTTGTTTGTTACACGGGTTTGTGTGTAATTGTGACCGTGTTCTTGAGGGTGGGTGTAAGCCATTGGCTGATACCCCCTAATTACGCCCTTTACCATTAATCTTTCGATTGAACGACATAGGTCGCTATGATTTTTATTAATTAATGACGCAATCTCACGACTGCTCATCGTGATGATTGACTTTTCGTTTTGGATGTTTAATAATTGATTCATAAATCACCTTGGTTTATATTTCCTAAATACCACTGCTCCAACAGTGGTTTTTTATTTGCCTTTCTTCTTTTTTCTCGCCAATTTCTTGGCTTTATCCAATAAATACGTCATCACATCAGGCTTAAACGAACTGCGCTGACGATACTCAAGAATGCACATCTCAACCGTGTTGTTGATCATCGCCATGTCAGCCCCCCCTGCGTCAGTGCAGCTTTTAGTTCTTTACGGATAAAATCTTCTGCGTTCATCGCTATTGCCCCAATTCCATCTTCAAACAGATAGCTTGCTCAATTAACTGCTCCACTTCTGCTAAGATTTTCTCTTTCTCGTTCTGAGATAAATCACGCCCAAGTTCTGAGTTAGAACTGACCGCACTTTTAATCTCTTTGCCAATTCGTCCGCTTGATTCCGCGATGTCTAGAAATCGAGAAAGCACATCTTGGCCACAATCAGCACATTTCGGCATAGGCACAACGATGTGATCGATTTGTGCTGCAATAGCGGAGAGTGTTTTCTTGCTTTGAACGGTGGCGATAAGTTCGATCGCTTCGATAAAGCTCAGCTGGTTCTGCTCGCAATCCACATTGAGTTTGTTGCTAAGAATGTTTGGCGACTTCTCTAACGTATAAGCAAGAGAAGTAATACCGCCTGAGCTGTTTTTACAATCCCGGTGCAACAATCTCTGTATCTCTTTGCTATTCATGAAAATTTTTCCTTTTTTCTTGAAGATTGTTTATTAGTTAGTTGGTAAGTTAGTTTTGAACAGGGAAAACATCATCGATAGATTTTTTAGCACCAAAAGAATTAAGTGCTTTAACTATTTCCTGAGCAACAATTAGAGATGGCATACGGATTCCAGCTTCGTAATTAGCGATTCTTGGTTGTTTCCAGCCAATTCTCTCAGCCAATTGAGATTGAGTAATTCCCAACTCATTTCTTATTTGTGCAATTTTATTCATTAAAAATGTCCTTCTGTGATTTTTACACAACTAATTAAATCACATTATGAAATAACTATCAATCACATTTTGAAATTACATAAATATAACACTGCGTGTTATTATGCATATAGAAGATGGGAGGTATAAAATGACAACACTTGGCGAGAGAATTAAGGCGTACAGAGAGATGGCTAAAATTAGTCAGAAAGACTTGGCAGAATTATGCAATATGGTTGATCCAAGAGGGAAAAACGCAAAGTGGGGACAGCCTAGGATTGCTAATTATGAGAAAGATAATAGAACTCCAGATCTAGAGGATATATCAATTATTGCTCGTGCATTAAACATATCCCCAGAGATTCTAGCTTTTGATACTAATGTTATTAATATATCTAATAAGACATATAGTTATCCATTAATTAGTGCGGTTCAAGCAGGATTATGGACTGGCATTAGTTCACTAAATGATATAGACGGTTATGAAATGATTCCAAGTATGATACTTGCATCTGAAAATTCCTTTTATTTACGTATCGAAGGGGATTCCATGATTCCCCGTTTCAATAGTGGAGATTTAGTTTTGATTGATCCTAGTATATATCCAACGCCGGGAAAATTTGTTGCTGCTATAAATGGAAATAATGAGGCAACATTCAAACAGTACAAAGAGTTAGGTGTATTATCAGAAAGCGGAATGCCACACTTTGAACTAGTTCCTCTTAATCCAGTTTATCCTACATTAAGTTCATTAAATCAAGATATTAGAATTATTGGTGTTGCAAAGGAGCGCATTGAAGCTCTCTAAGATTTAACGTGGTGGCTGATCGTAAATTTTATGGTGGACTATGATTGGTTGGTATAAAGGGATATAAATGAATAATAAACGTATTAAACCTGAGCAATTTGTATCTTTTATTTTAGAACAAACTGGGAAAAGCTTAACTTGTCCTATTTGTGGTTGCCAAGAGCATTATTTGCATGAAGGATACGATACATTTACTGAATTATGTGGAGAGAAAATAATTGGCGTTCCTACAATTCCATATAGAATCGAACCATTGCCTGATGAAGTGGTGAAGTTTGCAGCTCCCGAATACCATTCATTACACTTTGATGAAAGAGAAGGCATGAAATATAGATTAGATCAAAAGGCAAGATCTGTGATTATTGTAACGTGTTCTTGCTGTAATAATATACTATTTTTCGATAGGGAACGTATTTTAAAATGGGTTGAGGAAAATGGAAAAGAAACCACAAATAATTCTTGACCCAAAAGATATGGTGATATTATCTGCTATTGCAAAAATATCAAGTGGGGATAATAATAACTCACAAATAAACAATCAGGAGACTGAGAAAGTGAGTTTGGAACAACGTTTACGAGCCGTTGAATTAGATGTTAGTGTTATTAAGTCAAACTATTTAACTAAAGGGACATTTTATAGAGCTGGTGGTACCGCATTGATTAGTTTGATTGTTACCGCTGGTGTAGCGTTGTGGGCTGTTTACTCTAACATAGACAGTAAATTAGAATCCCGTTTTGTAAAAACAGATGAAAAATTCATACAAGTCGATAGCCGTTTTCAACAAGTTGACCAACGATTCCAACAGATTGAAAATAAAATTCATGGTATTGATATTCGATTAACAAAAGTAGAATTAAGACTTGATAATATAGAACGTAAAGTTGATTCTATTGATGATAAATTAGATATACTTATACAACAACACACAAAAAAATAAAAAACCGCTTCACAGGCGGTTTTTTTAGATATGCGTTGGGACAAGTTTAATACCTAGTGCTTGCACAATTTTCATTATAGTATCAAAACGTGGCTTACTTCCATGTGATAATGTTTTATAGAGACTTTCTCTTCCTAATCCTGTTTTTGCTGCTAACTCC